GAATTACTTCACCATTACGAATAGGAGCATTTGTGGCACGTAATCTTGATAGATTCAAACCAATACCATAACGACTTGCAGTAGCAAATCCTACTGCACTATTATTAGCAAAAATGCTCTTAAGGGTATCATCAACAGTAAAGAGAGAACAACTTGCATAACTCTTCATTACAGTTCTTACACCGGCCATAATTGGGGTGGGAAGATTAATCTTATGCTTACTAAAATAATTATAAGCCTTCTTAATATATTCCAATCTATTTTCTTTATAATCTTTAAAGAAAGTCATTGCAATCAACATATATGCAAACTGCGGAGTTTCATATATCTTCTTAGTTGATCTATTTTGAACAAGATATTTATCACACAGTTGTTTGATACCAGCATATGTGAAATTAAAATCACGGTCATGTTTCAGATATTCATCCAATTTATTAAATTCTTGTTTACTATACCACTCTAAAATGTTTTCATCATATACTAAATTAACAACATTTTCTTTTACAATATCATACAATTTAGGTGGGTTTTTGCCTCCCCATACTTGTTTTCTTAATTGATAATTTAATAATCGTGAAGCAACATATTGATAATTTGGTTTATCTTCGCTGATTAAGTTGGCAGCCGCTTCAATCAATAATTTGTGTATATCTGAAGATGACATTCCATCGAAAAATGATAAATGTGCATTCATTCCAACTTCTTCAAAACTAACACCTTTAATGTCTTGCGTTGCCCACTGTAGAACTTTGTTTATTTTATCCGCATTAAACTTTTCTACTTTTCCGTTTCTTTTTTTAATGTAAATCTCTTTGTTCATAAAATTTTTAAAATAGGTAATAAATAACTATGTTATCGGCAAAAATAACTTCAAAAAATAATTTTCAAAATTTTAATTTTTTTGACTGTTTTTGCCGATAGCATGATATGAATTTTATTCGGAATCTTCTTCCTCATTCATATGTGCATTCCATTTTCCAGACATCATTTTCTTAACAAGAGTTTCGCCTTGATTCATTTCATTGATGATTCCCACACCTTCTCTACTATTCTCAGCGAATATCTGGATATCACCACAACCGGCATTCATTCTACTTGGGAATGTGAATCCATCAGGGCCAAATCGGTTTTTGATGATGTGGAATCGTGCGGTATTACTTACCTTGTCATTTACTTTACGACTAAGTGACATAACAAAGTCAGCAGTCATGATTTTACGATAACTATCTGAGATGTTATTTGCCTGAATAATATCTTCATCCATAGCTGCTCTATTGCTTTGACTTGCAGTCCAAATTGGAATCTGAAGTTCGCCGGCAACACCACGAAGTTCTTCATAGATGCCACCAGCCTCACTATAACTGTTACTATTACGTTCACTTTGTGATGGACGTAAAATATCAGCATAATCGACTACAATCATATCTACTTTTGTTCCCAAGGTTTGGATACGTTCTGCATGAAGTTTCAAACTATGAGCGGACACAGTTTTGATTGGGAAATACTTAATGATAAGTTTGCCGGGAACTTCAGAAATCTTTTTCTTTACGGTATCAATGTTATTACGAATATTTTGGAAATCAATTCCAGTAAAACATGCGTCATAACGTAGACCCACATAATTTTCATTTAACTCAAGAGTATAATGTAATACATTCTTACCTTGTCTCATTGCTTCTGCACCAAGTTTAGCAAGAACCCAACTCTTACCACTACCTGCACAAGCCGTAATAATTCCAAGCTCTCCAGCGGCCAATCCACCATCCATAATAGTGTCAATTTCAGTCCAGTTGGTCTTGGTTGTTTTACGAGCCATCATACTCATACGTTTTTCGATATCCACATCATATTCATGACCGATATTACGTTCCATACCAGCCTTCATTGCGATATCTACAACGTGTTTAATTTTATCATATTGACCATTCTTCAAATGATCAACACTTTCCATAATAGCATTCTTCAACTTCTGATTCTTACAGAATTCGAGAAATTGCTCTTTAATAAATTTCAAATCATTATCAGTGATCTTCTGATATACAAGTCTAAGTTGATCCACGACTGTTTTCTTTAACAGTTCATTTTCAATACTATCAACTTTGACTTTAAATACTGCCAGTGTTGGCAGTTCCTTATAGTGTAGGAAATAATTTATTGTTTCCTTTACAATAAATTGATGTGCATCTGTCGCAAACGATTGCGGTTCAATAATATCGCTAATACGTTCAATGAATGTTTTATCACTTACAAGTGCAGAGATGCACTTGGTTTGGAACTCGGGTCCAAACTTCTTTAAATTATCTATAATATATATTTCGCTCATAATTTTTAATACGTATCCTATAGGTATAATATTACACCCATTCTGTTTTTATACAAAAATATTTTACGCCACAAATGAATTTACCTTGCCGAATACTTCTTGTAACCAAATCATGCTAGTTGGAAAGTTATTCTGCATATTATCCTCCAACAACAATTTGCTGAAGTTGTATCTGTCAAGTTTAGTCAGAGGTTTCTCAAGAATCTCATTGATTCTGAGTTGGCTAAACGATTGTATCTGTGTGTCATGTAACTGTATTAATTGCCAGTTACGTTCCATTATGTTTTTGTTATCTAATATAGTATTGTATAGTTTATATTTACCTTTATGTGTATCACTATAATTGTATATTTCTTGTAGAGAATATTGATTTGCATCAGTGAAAATAGGAAAACATTTGATTATGGTCTTTAACCCAGCACCATTAATACCATCAATGTTATCACTATCATCGCCTTCCATAATACGATAGTTCAAAAAGTTACTGCAACTAATACCGTATTCAGTCAATATCTCAGCACAACCATATAATTTCTTTTTGGTTGGACTCCAAATTTTAACTCTATCATTTGCTAACTGTAAGAAATCTTTATCAGCACTCATAATAGTAACATTACTATTTTTGAAATATTGAGTAGCAAGATATGCGATAGTGTCATCCGCTTCAATATGGTCAATTGCCATTGTTGTAACGGGTAACGTATCCAAATACTTTACAGTTTTGATTAATTGTATCTTTAGATTCTTTTCTTCGGAATCTGGATTACTTAACTCTTCATAAGTTCTATTCAGTCTTATTTTTGTTTTTCTGCCACTTTTATACTGTGGATAGATTTTTCGACGTTTCATACTGCCACCATTACCATCAGATACAACAATTATTCTTGTTGGATTCAACAATTTAACTGCATATCCCATGCTCTTTAAACATCCGGCAATACCGCCCGTGTGGTTTCCGTTTGCGTTTAATGATGGACTTGCCATGAATGCTCTTATGAAAGTATTCATGAAATCTATAATAAGAACGTCCGAATCGAGGGTCCGATTAAGACCCTCAATTCGGTCAGTTGGTTTGATATGATTGAACAGACTAAACAACTTTTTCTTCTCACTGTCAGTCAAATTGCTCATTCTTCACTTCTAGCGGATTCTTCGTCAGTATCAACTACAACGCCATCAACAATTTGACTATTAGGATCTTTATATTTCATAATAACAGAATCACAGATCTTCAAATAAACTTCTTCTTTGAGAGATACATCATTCTGCATTGTTGCTACAAAGTCCTTGGATTGGAACTTCCATTCGCTGCCATCGTCTTTTTTATAGGTATAATAAGCACCACCTTGTTTGATGATGTTATTTTCCTTCAATACTTTAATCCAGCTGCTATAATCAGCAATACCGCTGTCAAAGTAGATGTCAAAGTTAGCTTGTCGCTGCGGCGGACCCATTCTGTTTTTTACAACTACTGCCTTACACTCATTTCCGATGATTGATTCACCTTTCTTGAGCTTGCCATTGTTGTTCAAACGCACACGAACGCTGCAATGATAAGCAAGTGCCTTACCACCACTGACCACGTACTTGTCTCCGAATGCCATAGCATTCAAATTCTGACGCAGTTGGTTGGTAAACACGATGAGAACCTTTTGCTTACCAAGCATGATGGTAATCTTGCGCATTGCCTTGCTGATAATGATGCTCTTACCAGTCGCATAACCATCTTTACCATGATCACTTTCCAATTCAGTCTTGGTTGATGCTGCTGCTACAGAATCAACAATGAGCGTAAGAATACGATCCTTGTTAGACTTTCTCACTATACCAATCATTTGTTCCATCTTTTCAAAAATATCTTCTACAGTGTCAATTTGGACATATAGAAGATTCTTTAAATCTACACCTAAGCTTTTCCAGAATTCTGGAGCGGCAGCGTTTTCGGTATCTAATACAACTGCGATCCCACCCTTACGTTGAGTTTCAGCACAAATATGTGCGGATACTAGACTCTTACCGGTTCCTTCCAAACCGTTTAATTCTACCATTTTACCGACTGGTAATCCACCGTGTGGACGGTTACTAATTGCCAAATCAAGAATAGAAGAACCTGTGCTAATCCAGTCACTAATTTCGGCAGGGTTTTCTTGTTCATCTAAGAAATAAGCAATTTTTCCACCGTCTTTATTTGCTTTATTCAATTCATTCGCCAACAATTCAACTAATTCGTCTCTTTGTGGGGAATCATTCTGCGTAACATGTGTTTTCTTTTTCATAAAAATAGGAAATTAAAGGGGTGACAGTAATATATCCCATCACCCCATATCAAACCAGTTATTTTAACTGTTAAACAAATTATCAAAAACCTTTGTTAGGTCTTCTGTATTTGCTTTACTTGTAGTTGCGGATGGCGATTTATTTGAAGAAGGTGTAGCCGAAGCAGCAGATTCTGCTTCTACGTCTCCATCTTCATCTGAAACCGCATTTACAACTGGTTCAGTTGCGGTTTCTGGATTCAACCAAGCGTCCATGACGGACTTGAGTTGTTCATATGTCAATTCTGGGAACAAATCGAGAATATTTGTTTGTTTTCCAAGAAGATCCTTTTTAGCAGGTTCAATTGCTAGGGAAGTGTTTGGTTTGACACGGATGGTAGTTTCTGGAAAACTCTTACCAGATTCTTCAGCGGTTCTGAATTCTACAACAATATCACGTCCATTTACAGGATCAGTAATATCACCATAATCAGCATCACTGATGATTGATAGAAGTTCTTGATATACATTCTTTCCGAATCCCCAGAAACGAACGCCTTGGTCTTCTTCGCCACGGACAATTACTGGAACATAAGTTCTCATCTTTGGTTCCATTTTACGTCCCATCTGCCAATCTTCCTTATTTCCAGTTTTCTTCATACGATTTGAAAACTCGACGATAGGATCTGGACGGTTAAAACTGTCAGGTGAGAGGTATGTCTTGTCATTGATGTTGTAGTGAAACTTCAACTCAATAAAAGGATTCTCAGGAGCATACTTGTAGGGAACGATACGAACTACTTGCTTCCCAGGGTTGGGTTTCCAAAGCAAGTTTGATTTTTGATTTGTGTTTGTTAAAGAATTCAAACGATTCTTAATCTTAGATATATCTAATGCCATAATTATTTAATAGTTAATTGTTAAGTGTCAATTAATTAATCGATAAGTCCACACGGACTTTCCTTCATAACTAATACACATATAACTATAACAGACAATGACAAATCGTTCAACTTATTATATCAAAAAGTTTCAGTGATATTATTTTAACGGAAACTTCACCAGTTAAAATAAGACAGTTATTATATAATTCCCAATTTAATTGAAACTTATTATCGAATACTCCATTATTCTCTTCCATTATCAGTCTATTCATAGCATTCAACGTATACAACGTGTTGGTTTGTTTTTTCCTATGAAGACCAATAGTATTCGGAAATTTTGGAAATTGTGCAGAATCTGATACTTCAATATTATATGTTATAAAAACACTCTTTGAGTTTTTAACATCAGTAAATAAAAAAAGTTTATTTTGAACCTGATAAAATTTTCTGAGTTTGTCAATTGACGATTTATATTCGTAAATAGTTGAAAATGTGCAAAGTAATTGTTTTTTCATTTTTTAGGACGTATGATTATTTTGCCCAAGTCCTCAACATATCTTGCAATTCCAACTTCGTCCCCTTCATTTGTATACCAAACATATCCTTTATTATAAAAACCATTAGATTTTGCCTCGTCCAACGTGAATTCGGTGGTCAAAATCTTTTGAGTTACTTGAGCATCAGATTGTTTTTCAGTTGGCGTTCTCAAATCAGGCTCATCTTTGTCTTTTTCGGAAGGAGCTTCTGGTTCAGATGTTGTTGGTTGAGGTTCCACGGGAGGTTGTTGTGCAGATGGTTGTTCTTGTTGAGGATCAAAAATATTTGCATCAGCAGCCTTCTTTGGATTTTCCTCAAAATGAGTTCCTCTCGCAATCGCTCTTTGTTTATATTCAGATGTAGGAAATGTAACAAGCAATCCATTTGTATTATATGCTTGACGGTCAGGATATTTTCCTTCTACAATAGCATTTCTTAATTCAATTGATTGTTCTTCATTTATGTTAAATTCAGATTGGAGATATTCTTGTAGAATGTTCAAGTGTTGATTATTCTCCAAAGAAAAAATCCCGTCATCTATGCGAGAATCAAGACAAACTCTTTCTATTAAATCTGATAGTATATTCATATTAACCTAGGGTGACTTGTGGTCTTACAAATTGATTTATTGCATTAAATTTAAAATTAGGTGGATCTATCAAGAATTCATTTTTTTCATTAATGATCATTATATGAACGCCCACACTTCTATATTTTTCATACAATTGCGCAACCATTTGCGTTTGAAATGTTTCGGAAGTTGGATACTTATTTAAGAATCCATTCAAAATAGATTGAACCTCTTCAGCGAATGATGTTAGTTCTTCGGTATCTTGTTTATCCTCTGTTTTTTCTACAGTAGTTTGTTGTTTTCCAGATTTTAATGCGTTTTTGAGATCATCAAATGAAATCTTAAAAAATACATCTTTATCAACATCATTTGCTTTAAAAATGAAATTCTTACCTGCCGTTTTTTCAGATGATAAACTCTTTTGGGTTTTTTCAAAAATCACATAGTCACGCAATAGATCTATGAATTTATAGAAAGCATTCAACTTATTTACAGCCACTGACGCTTCTGATCCATCCATCAATTTATCATATGCACTTGACATTTCTTTTATCTTTTCACCGTCTTTATATTCTTTAGAAGTAAATAATTTCTTAAGACCGAAAGTCACATATCTAAAAGAATTGATCGCATCTAAATCAATATTGGTTCCGAATCTAATGGTATCTTTGGCTTTTTTGAGTTTTTTGATTTCGTATTTTTTATCACCGACCCAGATATCTCCTTTATCACCAGCAATTTTCCTTGCCTCAGGCAATAATAAATAAAAAGCAAATTCTCCTTGACCTATTTGATTTTTTTCGTATACAACCAATGCAGGATTTTGTTTTAAAAACTGAAAAGCCGATTCAATAGATTGATTGGTTTTTCTAAATTCACGCACATAATTAACAAGCGATTCCAAATCTTGTGCGGAAGGTTGTGTTTTAAAGAAAGTAACGTATCTTTTTTTAACATAATTTACAAGTTCTTCTGTAGAAGACTCTTGTGGAATATCGTCGGCTTCAAATAACTCATTTAACTTTTTACGATCAAACATTTGAATATAACCATTCTTTATTAGGAACGATTCAAAGTGATATAAATCTTTTTGAGATTTGACATTAAAGCCAGAACCTCCGTCTTTTCTATTTAAAAAGTATTCTTGTAATACATCTTCTACGGTTAACATATAGTATATAAATATATAAATGTTTATGTAAATTTTGAATTAATTCTCATAGATGTATGATTGTCATTTCGTTATAACTATTTCCGATATAACACTTTGTTGGAAATTTCCCGTTTTCCATTAAATTTTTGATATGAACTAGTGTTTGTTTTTTGTCTTCTTTGTGGACATCAAATAAAATACTATCGTATGTATACAAAATTGCCTTAGTTTTTCTATCTCTTAAGAATTCATTTATAGATGCGAGAGAATAGATTCCAAATTCAGTTTCACTTGCCTGCAATATATAATTGAACAATTTATTTGGGTTTGGATCATATATATGATTTTTTGTAATTTGTCTCTTAAATACAGGTGTTTCAACATACCTATATTGATTGAAAAAATTCCATCTATGAGTAATATACTCATTTATTTTCTTAAAATAAGGTATTTCTTTCAATTCGTCGGGTATATTACCATACATACATTGAAATGTTATATTCTTAGCGGTTTTTATCTCGTCTGAAGATAATTCTTGTTTATTGTAATAATATCCTCCAAGATACTCATATGCATTAGACGGTAGATCGTAATTTATTAACTGCGCAACCAAATGTGGATGATACGCACTATAATCAATCATAAACAACATACCATCCTTACCATGTCTACTTACAAAGCTGTTACGACATCCATTTTCCTTATTTAAAGCGCTGTAATTTACATTTCCAAACCTATTACTTGGTCTTCCCGTGGATGTATAAAGATTGTATTGCGTATATACATACCCATCAACAATTTTGACATTCTTGTCTCCGAAAAAATGATTAAAAGTATCCACATCAACTTTCAATCCGTTTTTCTCAAGAATACCTAAATTTTCAGTTATAGTTCCATTCAACTCCTTAAAACTCTGATCCAGCCTTATATTTCTAATTCTTTTTAAGGATCCCACGCACATTGTCTCAAATTTCTCAAGATGAATGGTCAGTGGGATTACATTATTTACATTCGAATAACCGTTGTATTTTTGTTTATAAAAAGAATGTGTCTTTGTATCACATTCAGAATAATCTTCTACCTTACCATCAGAAATAAAAAATATAATATTTATATCATTTAAACGACCAATCGGCAAAAGATGATGAAACTTCTTTTTGTCAAAAACCCAAATTTTTCCGGTAAAATTTTTAAAATTTTCGATTAATTGGTCTTTTTGTATCTTGAAAACACAATCACGGTGATTTACCGAAATCACATATGTTGATTGCTTTTGGACATTATATACAAATAATAAACTTACGTCTGACACGCATGGGTGAAGTCGTTCATCGACCTGCACCGCATCGCAAATCAAATCGTTATCTTTATTATTTTGTAGAAAAAGTCTATAATCTGACTCTGACTTTATAACCATTATACTATCATACTATACAAACTCAAGATTGTCAATTTAACTTGGTTTCCAAAATTCAAGAGGGTCACGTAAAATATTTTCCAAACCAACCACAACTTTCTTATAAATATTTATTTGATTCTTGTTATATTCGTATACGCCCTCATACGTTTTTATACCGTTTTGATAAATGTCATTTCTTTTACCCGTCAATTTCCACTTTATAACAATTTTTATATATAATCTAGAAGAAATATCAAAATAATTATCTTTCGACGTTTCATATATTGACACGTCGTTCGCACGTTTAACAAAATATCTATCGATATATCCAGATTCATAATCACTTTGTTGTGGAGATACTTTATTATATACAGGATACGCTGTTTGTATTTCAGGATATCTTATATTTCTTTTATTGTCAGGATATTGTATCATGCCAAGTTTTGAACCGTTGGGTTAATAATCACATCGCCCTCAAATAATGTACTAGATAAATTATAAGCGGGCCGTAATGATGCTTTAATTCTGGTTTCCCATCCATTTTCATCAACCGTATGATTTACATCTCTGACTTGAAACACGACAACATCGTCTGTAAAAGGTGGAGGTAGGTTTCGTATTTTAAAATATTGAAATACTTGTATGCCCGCAATGCCCATCAACGAAATTTCTATTTCTACGTTTCTTATAGGAGCACAATACACATTTGTATTGTTCTTTTTGTCATTGTCATTCAATAAATATACAAGTGCTTCTTTATCAGGTATACACAGATCAACAATATTCCATTGTGTAAATTCTTCAGGTTTCGGCGGCCCTAAGGTTTCGGTGCGGAAATTGAACAGGCCGGCCACGAGCTCTTCCGGGAAAATAAAAAAACTGGACGGAATACGAACGCCGGGACGCTTCTTATCAGTAATAGTAGTGAGAAATACTTGAACCCGCATCAAAAAATTAGCGTTTGGATCGGACGGATCAAAAGTTAAATATTTTTTAATTATATCCAAAAAAGTAAGCAGTGTTTGCGACGGTGGCGGCCGGAGAGCCGCATTTCTATATGAACCTTTTATTTTATCAACATACATGTCTCCATGTGAAAAATCTAACAAATTATTTGATGAAAGAGACGTTTCTCCAAACGATCTATACAATATTTGATTTGCCATTGCGTTCGTAAGAGAAGTTGTAAAATTTATTTTCTTTATTATCGATTTATTATTTCCATAATCAAACGTAAATATCTCGTGGACAAGGAGGTTATTTACATTTAATGGGCTGAATTTCATATCTGTAATCTGCAATCTGCTTCCGGACGTATTCGATATGTTAGCATTAGGGTTTTCATTTACGACAGCACGTTCTACATTTACGAGTTCAAGACCCCAAAAATCACATACTGACTCATTTAATTCGGTTAAAATTTTATCGTATACCGATTTCATATCGATCATATCTTTATCAACCACAATTGATTCCCTTATAAACTCTAAATTTATATATACATTTTTTAATAAACCCTCCTCATTAAATGCTGTTGTTGTTCTAGTTTGGGTTTGGGGTGCAAATCGATCGTATCTATTCAAAACAAAATCCAAATCGTTTCTATATACTACGTCGGAATTGTATTGTACTAACAATTTGAGTTGTATATTTGGATCTGGCTTCTTTGTTTTGTAATTATTTAAATTTATGTTGGAACTGATCTCTTCCTTTTTCATAGATTTATTATCTAAAAATTGTCCTTTGCGAGTAGGGAGTGAAAAAGGAACAGGTATTGACTCACTTCTAAAAATCTGATCTCCGACAAACGTAGTATTTTCATCTTTATATTGTCCATATGGCAAGGAACCCTTACCATTGAATTTAGGAGCATTCGGATTTGGAATCAAAACATTTCTGGTTGTAGAAATCAAATTTTTATGATATCCCGCTTTAGTATTTATAACATCAACTTCATAATAATTTTTAAGAAATGAGTTTTCATCGTTTTTATTTTTCAAAGAATTCATTATATCAACAAATAATTCAAGAGTAATGTAAATGTCCGATAATGAAAAATTTTGATTGTTTCCGCCCTGAGTTGCCGACACTGATGTTTTTTCTTTGGTTACATATTTGTATATATAACCTGATAAATTTTCTAACTCATTTCCATATTTTTTAGACGGCAACATTTTCTTAAGAATCTCAACTTCATCATTGGAACCCTTAGGATCATTCGAAGATGGTTTATTTGTTTGATTATCGGTATAATATTTCAAAGAATTCAATACCTGTTCATATACAGTTCTAAATCCTAATGCGGGCGATTCGGCGCCATCGGTATTAACGAGTTTTTCGCCTCGGATATTATATCCGCTATATAACATTTGTCTCGATTTTATTTCGGTGAATCCCTTGATAATATTATCCTCATAACCGTATTCAAAATTTGTTATGTCACCAACTATAAAATCATAATTTCCTTTTGAAGGGGGAACTTTATTAACATAATGTTTAAAATGATTATTTACTATTTCTTTTAAATTATCAACGGATCTATAATTTATTAATGATTGAAGATCGAAATTGTTCCATCCCCACTCAACAAATACTGTTGTCAATGGAGTCAAAAAATAAGGCGTGATCGCATTGAGTTGATCGATTGAATGACAAACCCAATTTATTTTTGCAGTGGCAAAGAAATTTTTTTGAACATCAACAGTAAACGATACGATTCCTGGTTCGGGGACATTTATTCTATATCGATTTTCACGGATATATTTTGGCTCATTACAATTATTGTATCCATATATTTGGTTCGCTGGAGAAATTCCGTATCTGCTTGAAAATATGTCAGGTGAACGGTCCGGGCTTTTAAGAATCAATCCCCACTTATCCTCACTGTCTTCGCCTGCTTTTTTATTGACACCATTTGAAAAAACCCTGATCCAATGTCTTCTTGGCCCAGAGACATATTCCATCCCATTATTTGCGCTGCGAGTTTGATTTATACCAAATGATAAACTATTTACTCTGTTATTTAATTCTTCAATGACCCATTTTGAAAATGGACCTGCTTCCCATGGTCTTTCGGCTGACATAATTATTAATTTGTTAATCTAAAATTTTGTAATATTGTTGTTATATTGATAGGAATTCTAAGTTGTTTAGTAACATCCACACTTATTTTTCCCTTTCCTAAATTATTCGCCACCGCGATAATCCACCATAAACTAGTATCTTTATAATATTTAAATGCTAATGAGTCAAGATAATCGCTTTCAGATACAGTAATATATAAATCTGTGTCTGATACCGGTATAGGAGGGTAGATCAATGTTTTATAAACAGGCTTACCATCCCATCGTTTACCTTTGGTTGTATAATCATATCTATTCATATTTTATGATGTTACTAATTCCTTCCATCCAAAATTATTTGTATTCATAACCTGCGGTTTATTAATTTCCAATAAATTACAATCTATTGTTAAATCGGCTTCCATAGGAAATTGAGCAATTTGTACATTATTATAAATTATCGATTTATGGGAATAATTATATTGGTTCGTTTCTTGTGGTAAGGTTTCCCAAGTTGCATTATCAGGAATCGACAAGCTCATATTTGTTATAATAATTGGTTGATCTTTATACATATCACCAATTGTCATTTTTACAAGGGGAGGAACTATGAACTCGTCATCAAAATATTTTGCAGGCTTTGATAATCCCAACAAATAATTTATTCTTGTCCACATAGGTTTAAGTTCTAAAACGGACATAGCAACCACCGAAAAACTAAATCCCAATGAACGTGTGAACCCTTTATAATTGTAAACTTTATCTGCATTTCCGACATATTGAAAATTATCCCAGTCGCTTGTATATCTTTCATTTATTGCCTTTACTGTAGCTCTAAATGGAATATATTTGTTATTCGCAATATCGTAAAACCAAAATCTTACCAAATCTCTATCTTTAAATAAACTATCGTTTTCGGTTGGGGTTGACGTGTTTATTGGATCTAGAACGTCTGTCCTCAGTTCTTTTCCATCCAAATGTTCCAAAAGTTGTTTTTTTAATAATTTATCTTTAAATCTATTTAGATACGTAAAACTATTTTCGTCATCGACAATAACAGAAACTGATTTTGGTTGTAGCCGGTCACCTGGGTGAGTTGTCTTTTGTTTTTTAAGAGTTTTCCAGTTGTTTGACTCTCTCTCCAACCCTAATTGAAAGTTTAATAATTTAATTGATGAATTTTGTGGATCATCTAATTTGGTTGGATATACACCCGGTCCTGTTATGCTACTTGGTCGCCCTCTTATGTTATTGATGTAATCATTGTAGTTCGCCAATATTTTAGATTGTTTTTCCTTGTTAGCTTGTCCGTATATAAGTCGAGTTGTCTTTTGTTTTTTAAGAGTTTCCCAGTTGTTTGACCCTCCCCCCAACCCTAATTGAATTGATGAATTTTGTAGACCATCTAATTTGGTTGGATATACACCCATCCCTGCTTTGAAACTTGGTCGCACTCTTACGTTATCGATGTAATCACCGTAGTTCTGCAATATTTCAGATTCAAGTCCTTCAGTTGTGAAGTCGTCTAAAGTTACGTATCTATACTTTGTCATTCCTTCTATTGACCCACCAGCCCATTTTTGTCTCAACCCATATTGTTGATTTCCGTTTACATCTGTCCAAACAAATCTAGGAATGGAAGGTGAAGATCCAACAAAAAAATTCTTTATTCTGTCAAATATTCCAGGTCTAGAATATGATTTCTTTATTACACCATTACGTATCATTAAATCATACGAACTTTCATCTGCTTTAAATTTAGTTCCTTTTGGTTGTCCAATTGGGACTAATGCACCTATAGCAGTTGACCCTCTAATATAATTTCCTACAGCAGATAATAACCTACCGCCCAATCCTCTTGATGTTGGTGACCAATAATCTGTAAAGTTCTTATAAGCATCAGTTGCGCTTTTACCTCTTGTTAATCCCTTTCCACCATCTTGTCTGTTTACGGGCAACGCACCGGGCAGTCTTGAACTAAAAGGATTTATACTATTGAAAAAAGTGGCAGGTTGACCAGTTGCTGTTCCTGGCGGAGGAGTTGGATTAGAGTTACCAAATAATACAGTAGAGACTGCTTTTAATCCTAATGCTCCAAAAATACCACTTGCATTTAATTCAACGAATCTATTGGGTCTGGATATAAGTCTAAGTGTGCCTGGTCTAGCAGATGCTATAATAGGCATTAACGGATTATATATTTTGGTTTCATTAAATGGTTGAAATCCTTGCAACAAAAACTGTGTGGTTGTAAATTTTGTTCCCGCGGACGTTCCTAAAAATTTTCGTATTCTAATTACGTCTTCATCCGAAGAAATAAAAGGAGATGTTCTGCTATCCGTTTTCTTTTTTGTATTTAATGCAGAGTTTGATTTTAACGCACCTACTTGCAAATTACCAGGATTTACCGCAAAGAAAGGCTGTTGGGATGCAGCATTTTTGCCATACCCATCGGCAGTATAATAACTATATTTAGTGTATAACAATGTAGAATTTGCCTTAAACAATCTTGATAGTTCATTTGGTGATCGTGTGTCATTGAATCCGGTAGGAATCACAAGACCACTCGATTGTATTTGCGTATTGTTTGTGGATATCAATCCGTCTATGTTATTTTCGTTTGCCATGTTTGAGTATCCTTAGTTATCTAGCTTGTCTAGTTACAATGTCGTAAACACTAGAAGGCTCGTTGATTGCAATCGATGATGCAACTCCCATTCCAACTGATCTACCATCTAGATTTATAGTTATTTTTACTTGCCTCATACCCTCTATAATTGCAGATTTAATATTTTCTGACATAACCACATTTGCAGATTCCTTATTGGTTATGTTTTCTCCTTTAATACCTGTCGTTATACTTGCTTTTAAATTTCCGAGTTTATTAAGAACGTTAAGATCGTCTTCGCTAAATTTATTAGTCGTTATACTTGCTTTTAAATTTCCGAGTTTATCAAGAACGTTAAGATCGTCTTTGCTAAATTTATTAAGTTCTCCGCGGATTTCCGACATTGCCTCTTTTACAGCTACCGCTCCGTCTTTTATTTTAGATAAATTGTCAATATTTAAATTTTCGGTCAATTTTGCAAAAGAATCTGAGAATGTTTTTATTGGATTTGCTATCGACTGTAATGCACGTCCAAGTATCCCTAATGCCAAAGACATTACTGCTAATACTCCCGCGCCGATCAGTGCGGCTTCCCAGGCAATGCCGGCCATGCCGAAAGCCAATGTAAGATATAATATACCGCCTGCCATATCTTTCATAAATTCTCCTATAGAAAGTCCTCCTAAATCTGTTAATGTTTTTATTGGATTTGCTATCGACTGTAATGCTTCTCCAAGTATCCCTAATGCCAAAGACATTGCTGCTAATACTCCCGCGCCGATCAGTGCGGCTTCCCAGGCAATGCCGGCCCCGCCGAAAGCCAATGTAAGATATAATATACCGCCTGCCATATCTTTCATAAATTCTCCTATAGAAAGTCCTCCTAAATCTGTTGGAAATTCTTTTAGTGCTTGTGCCAAAAGTTGTAGTGAAACCGCTGCCGCAATTAATGTTACGCCAGCTCCTAAAGATTTAAGAAAACTTCCAATTCCAGCAAACATTGCGCCTTTACCAAACATTTTCCCAGCTCCAGCCGCACCTGGAGCTGCGGTTGCTCCAGTGAAAAAATTAAGCATCGATTGAATTTTTGGCCATTTACCTAACATCATGCTGAATAATTCGCCCCATTTGGCTTTCATTGCGACAACACTAATAGAAACCAACCCTATAGCAGATACCCAGTTGGCACCAGTTTCTCCTATTATGGTTCTTAACCCAGTATTAATGTAAGTAAAAATTTGTAATATATATCCAAGTGCTTTTAAAACAGGTAAAACTGCTTGTCCTAATTGCAATATCAATCCATTTAATTCAGTTTGAAGTTGTTTTTGAAGTGCAAGATTATTTGTATTTTTTAAATTTTCAATTGCTCGTTCACCTTCACTTTTGGCAAAACTATCTGACATGTTATTCAAAGACTTAAACAACGAGGCTTGTTTTCTGGCTTCTTCTGTTCCCATAGATTCCACAAGTCTTAAATCTTTTCTAAGTTGAAGAGATTCTTGTAATTTATCTACAGTCAATCCGGTTGACACAGCAATTGCTTTTAATGTGAAATAATCTAATTGATTTAAATCGGCACTTTTCTCTATAGTATCTAATATTTGTTTTGTTGCGCCTAATATATTTCCTCTATATGCCAACACTCTAGCTTCATTAAAAGATATATTCTTTCCCAGCATTACACTAGCTTCGATTTCGGCATTTATTGATTCTTGAAAATCTAAAAGTTTTTCTGCTGCTGCGCCAACATCTGCGATTGATAATCCCAATCTTCTGGCTTCTACAGTAGATTTTACCAACTGAACTGTTGTTCCTCTAAAAGTCAATCTTACAGATTCTGTTAAATTTGCGAGATCTTCCATTATTTTCGCAAAACTTGTTCCAGCCGCTTTGGATAGTTCTTTTACAAAACCAATCATTGATGATTGTGACATTGTGCTACTTTTTGAAATTCCAGCAAATGTTCTAGCAACTTTTACAGATTGTTCAGACGCAATACCTAAACTCGTTTCTATTATAGAAAAATTATCCACCATTTGTTGTGTGATCAACAATGAACTACCAAGACCGTTTGCGATACTATTTATTGTCCCTCCTACAATGCTAGCGGTTACACCTAAGTTTGCAAATTTTAAATATGAGTCTGCTATTAAGGTTTTAACTCTATCACCTTCGTTTCTAATTAACCCAAGGTTTTTTCTTACGTCAAATGAAGCATCTTCAACAGAAGTAAAAGCATCGGCAATAGTTGCTAGAACGTTAGATATGTGAAAAAAGGTAAAAAACTCTTTGATCTGAAATCCTAGAAGTTTATTAGTAACCGATAACAAAATGTTAAAACCTGACTGTTCGTTATTTACCGTTTCCATTTTCTTTATCAATTTGTTATACTCTTTCTGTAACGTGTCGATTGTCTCGTTTTGAGCACCTCCAACTACGCTATACGCCTCCGCTAATGCTTCATTTTTTAATATTTCTCTGTCAATCTCAGCGATTAATTGCTTTTGAACCTTACCAGCCTTCGATTTATTTTCAATAAAAGTTTTTTGTGCTTGCAATAATTGGTTTTGAATTTTAATTTCATTTATTTTTGCTTGTAATCCCAATGCATCTAAAACTAAACTTTTTGATTTCAACTCATTTATTTTTTCTCTTAAAATAGATGCAGCTGACTCTAAAGCAACATATTTTTGTGCTTTGTTATTTAAACCCTCGGCATCTGTTACTGCCTTTTGCCATTGATTTGAAAGTTGACCGGAAGTGTCAACAATATTATTCATATTGTCTTGCAAATCTTTGACAACTTGGCTTAGTTGCGATCCAATATCCGTAAGCAATTCTTTTGCTTTTTCTAATTCTTTTGTGGAAATGGTATTTGCCATATATTAATACATAATATAAATATATGAACAATTATCTTTTGGGTCTTATTTTAGAAGAAGACGGAGACGATTTCTCGATTTGTTCCTGTTCTTTTTCTTTTGCTTTTAACAAAAGATTCAGATAGAATGTTCTTAGATGAACAGGTAGATTATACACTATATCTTGTGTAAAAGATCCTTCGCTGTAATATGCAAGACTAAATATTTGTTCGTGAAGATGAACTTTATAATTAGGTGTTAGGCCAAAAAAAGGATACCGTAATCGGTATACCCATCCTTTCTTCATGACCACAGTGTTCACATGTAAAATTGAAAGAAGAGTCCACATCAGGAGTAATCTCTTTTATATATGTTCTTAATGCCAAACTATCCCTTGAAGTGAGTTCATTGTCTACAAATTTTCGTATTTCAGCAGTATCTGTGTTTCCTTCGACGGATGTAATTATAAATTTTAATCTGGTAGTTAATTCTGATGAGTTAGAGTTTTTATATAATTTAGCAGCGGTTTTTAATTCAACATCAACTTTTCGGTCATCAAGATGAGTTAATAATTTAAATGTAATTGTTTTCTTTGAATATGGAAGAAAAAATTCAAATTTATTTTCACCCTTCACAAACTTTGTAAAATCTATTTCTTTTATTTTGATTTCACCCAAATTTGCAGACGGATCGTTTTTTTCTCCACATTTATTACACTTGATATCTAACGGACCATATACGTCACCATATGCCAATCGTCGAGCAGCAATATATAAAGCATTTTTATCACACAATAAAATGTCGTCCAATTTTATGTTTTTATTGATGATTAAACTTTCAAGAAGAGCATCCAACACAATTCCTTTTTTAATGAGATTTTGATTCATTAAAATGTCTTCTTCTTTCGCAGTCATCAACTTCATTTCAATATGACCTTCACTCAATGGGTGACCCGTTTGATAAAAATACCCACCACTTGGTAAATCAATCAACTCTGTTGGATACGTTGTTTCTTTTTTTGGTTGAGAGTAACCAGTTGATTTTCTTGAAATTGGAACTATTAGATTATCATCCATAACTTTATATTATATAACAATATATATTTGACCGACTAAATTTTAAATTATTTTATTTTAAAAACGAGTGGTTCTGGCAGCCCTAACATTATCTTCGGCTTTTTTCTGTTTTAATTCCGCGTCTTTTACCTTTTGTTCAGCATCATCTCTTTTGTCTGGGTCTTTTGACATGATTGCAGTTGACAGTTCTTTCTTTTTATCTGATACCTCCTTATTTGCCACTCCTAACTCTTTTCTTCTAAGTCTTAATAAATCTTGTTCTACTCTGTCTCTTTCAGCTTTAACCGCATCTCCTTCTTGTAACTGTTTAAGAATTCGTCTAACAAATAATCTTACGTTCTCGTTATTCATGTGTTAATAAATATATTAGTTTCTTTTAAACCATTCATATTTTTTAATTTATTTAAGAGCGTATGCTTTGCAAACCCATATCTGTGCCATCTAGTGTCCTTACCAAGTTGAAAATACCAATAACTTGGTTTTGTGTCTTTAATTTTAGTAAACCCTAACATTTTGTATAAATTGCCAACATTCGTAATAATTACCTTCATCAAATTACATCCAAGCTGATTAACGAAAACCAAGTAATCTGTCTGGAAGATTTGTCTGTGAAGAATATGATGAAAAATCATTATTTGTCTAAATTCATTAGAGATGCTTCTTGGGGAGAACTGGTGAGACAACTAACCTATAAAGCAGATTGGTGTGGACGGAAACTTGTTAAAATTGACCGATACTTTCCATCATCCAAGACTTGCTCTCATTGTGGATACATTAACGATGGTCTGGCATTAGACCAACGAGAATGGGATTGTCCCCGATGCTAAGAGAAATTGGATAGAGATTGGAATGTCTCGCAAAATATACTGAGACAAGGATTGAATAATTTAATGGTCGGAACGACCAAGTTAGCCGTTTGTCCTGATGTAAGACCTGTTAGAAATAATGGGCAATTGGTTGGAACGGAAACCCACCTGCTTTAGCGGATGGGTAGTTCATTATCTGAACATAACTATCCGGATGTGATTCTGTTATTTTAATTATATCTTCTACGTTCATACTTACACTTTCATATATGAGTATGAACCATTCTTGAAAAAAATCAATAAAAAACCCTCCCTTTTGAAGAGAAGGGTAAGCTGATTGTTTTTGTCGATTATTGTATATTTAAAACTGCAATATACAATAGTCTACGCTGAGTGTGACTCCAATTATGAGCGGCTCGCCGCTATCGGCCCATTCGCCTTCGCCAAAATCAGCTTGCGTAATAAATGCGCCTTTGAGTGTCCATTCTTCAACTTTGTCGCCAACGGGGCCGAGAACGTTGATGGTTAAATCTTTTTTGTAAAAGTCCGAATAGCCATCACGACCAGTCACGGATTCGTGACTCAAACGAACCCATTCCATTACTGCTTGAGCACCGGAAGGAACAATTGGGTCATACAATTCCATTGTGATATCGTCCCAAGTGGTTTTACCCTTGTAGTAACGTTGGATGTTGATGTGGTCAAGAGTCTTCTTTTCGCTCTTAACGGTTGGTCTCTTTACTTTTCTTACAAGAAAAGATGGAATACCGTCACAATATAAAATGAAACGGTTCTTTGTCTTTGTTTCGAAATTCGTAAAAAATATTTCGTTGCTATTTAGTAGATCTGCCATTTTAGTGTCTCCTTTTATTGTTTAATTTTATACACGTTTATGTGTTTATAATAAATATTTGAAATAATAAAATTTTTTGACTTTTTGTTAATTTTTTATAATAATTATACAATGTTCGAATCAAAGGATATTTATGCCAAGAAAAAGAGATAATTCGCGTTGGTTGAACGTAGAATGTAAAATTTGTAAAAAGTCATTTGAGTGTAGGGTTTCTCGTCAAAGGATATATTGTAGTAAAAAATGTTCAACAAATGACGTTGATATTAACGCACTTCGTGTGAACAAAACAAAACAAACGTGTTTAGAGAAATATGGCGGTCATCCAATGACTACAGTTGAAACCAAGGAAAACCTTAAAAAATCTTTATTGGAAAAATATGGTGTAGAACATTATAGCAAACATAGTGATTATAACGAAAAGGCAAAGAAAACCAAGTTTGAGAGATATGGTGATGAAAAATATACAAACTTGGAAAAAATAAAATCAACATTGATTGAACGATATGGAGTTGACAATTCACAAAAAATCAAAAGTGTAAAGGAACAAACTTCAAATACGAAGAAAGAAAACCATTATGCTTTTTTGAAAAAACATTTTGAAGAATCAAATTTGGTGTGGTTATGTGAATACGATGAATATAAGGGTTATCATTTTTCGAATAAGTATAATTTTAACTGTAAAGTTTGTAATAAAACATTTGAAAGCACTGTTTACAACTTAAATAATATTTTTTGTGATTATTGTCATCCGGATAGGGTTACTACCGTAGAAAATGAAATTTATAAATTTTTGATTGAAGTTCTTAAAAAAGAAGAAATTATCAAAAGAAACGACAGAACTGTTTTAAATGGTAAAGAACTGGATTTTTATGTTCCGTCAAAGAATTTTGCAATTGAAATCAACGGTCTTTATTGGCACAGCGAAAATGCTGGCGGCATAAATAAACACTATCATCTTAATAAAACTAAGAGTTGTATGAATCATGGCATACATTTGATTCATATATTTGAAAATGAATGGATTAACAAAAAAGAAATTGTAAAATCAATTATTAAAAATTTTATTAACTGTTCATCTGATATAACAAAAATAAATGGAAGGGACTGTCTGGTTTCGGAAATAAAGGAATCAGTGAAAAATTCTTTTTTAAATGACAATCATTTGCAAGGAGAAGATAAATCGTCCGTGAAGATTGGTCTGTTTAACAAAGGCGAACTTGTGAGTGTAATGACTTTTAGAAAAACTTCAAGATTTGATAACACTAGCGAATGGGAATTGGTGCGGTTCTGTAACAAAATAAATACTATAGTTAACGGTTCTGCTAGCAAACTGTTTAGTTGCTTCATAAACAATTATAATCCTAATAATATAGTAACATATAGTGATAGAAGATACTTCAGTGGCAAGATATATGAAAAACTAGGATTTAGCTTCGTAGACTTTACACCTATGAATTATTACTATATTATTAATAATTATAAAGATTTGCGTCACAGAATGAGTTTTCAAAAACATAAGTTGAGTAAATTGTTGAAAATATATGACTCAAGCTTGAGTGAATGGGAAAACATGAAAAACAACGGATATGATAGAATATGGGATTGTGGCAATTCCAAATATTTTATATCATTTATCCATTGAAATTTGTTTATCGTAAGTAGAGGTTATAGCGTTTGTGAGTTTTTTTAAATGACCTCTACTTCTTAATATTTTAAATACTAAGTTTTCCGTGCTTAATTCTCCACCTCTATCTAATCCAGCTTGACGCATATCATATACATCTTTGAGTGTGGTTTTTAATAACTCTAAATTGGATTCTTTAATAGCACAGTTTATCTTATATACCACGTCGTTATATTTGTTTTGTATAAGATTATTATCCACACTAAAGTTTTCGTATTTTGGTTTTGATATCCAGTTCCCAGTTAATAGTGAATAAACCCCACTTGATCTGTTTTGTTTGGTTACATCTTGTATAAATACCTCGACGTTATATCCATTTATATGAATATCATGATCCTTGTTCCATGAAGACTTTAACTGATTTACATACTTTTCAATCAATTCTGAGTTGTCGTCTACATTCTTAAAATTGATAACAATATGAAGATCAAAATCACTATAATTAGACCAGTTATAATTTGCTAAACTGCCTACAAATAAAATATCAATTATTGGAGCGGTTAATTCTGTGTCTTTATAAAAGTCATTTGCAACTTGAATCAATTTATCCTTAACTTTTTTGTTAAGGACCAAACCATTCCAAATATCAGGATTCAATTGTGTATTGTATATTCTATACTTCATATATTGGACCAGCTATATTCACAAGTTTCTTTAATTACACCTACAGCGGTTTCGATATCCTTTTTAGCTTGATCAGCATTTCTATATACGATACCTTCTCCACCAGAAGCGATAAATTGTTCTACGTTCTTATATAAATCATCTAGGAGTATTGATGATTTTGTGGCCCATCTGGCTTTATCTGTTCCTGATACCGCATAGTTTATTTTTAATCCAGTTAAATATTTATTTATCCATATCGCCTTACCCTTTTCTATATTTTGAACATATTCCCTAGCCTTTTCAGGAAAATTTACCCCAATCTGTTCTGCATCTGTGCTTGTCAATACTTCAATTTTAATTTTAGGATTGGATTTTAATCGTAATAGAAATTCTCTTAAAATATGAAAATCTGCCATTGGTTGCATATCACTCCAAAAAGGGATTCCTTCTTCGAAGATTGCAGCCCACATTGCTTTTGTTCCCCTTTTTCTTTCAAATACCGAAGGAGTTTCGTTGGTAAGTTGTTCAAATTGCAATTCAAAATCAGCTAATACACCATCCATATCAAGATATAACGTAACAATTTCTTGTTGTTCCAATAAATTGGCATCATGGATTTCTTTCAATAGTGATTCTAATCTAATCATACATATAATAAATAGTAGGAATTTATTTATCTTGACAAAGAATTATAATAACCATAATTATAAGAGCACAATAAGCGCTTAGTTTAATAGTAATTAATATTCTTCAGTTATGCTTGTTGCGGTTATATATTATAAATTGCGATTGCTTATATAAATAAAAAACCGCAACATATAAAGAATGTTGCGGTTAGTGTAATTCTAAAATAAGATTATTTTTTAGCAGGAACAAATGTTCCATCAGCGAGCGACAAATTACCATCGCCGTATGACTCCGCAATCTTATTAACCCAAGATTGTTCTTCTTTTTGGATCTCCGCATATTCTTCACGGGCTTTAGCTTCTGCATCAGCAAGCTGCTTTATTTTTTCATCAAGCGCAACACGTTCTAAATAAAACTGTCCAAACAGATATATCTTTTCTTGATACTTTGATTGGATTTGTTTCAATCCATCAAGTTCTTCTTGTTTTAATTTGATTGGATCTGACATATTATAGTGATGGTGGGTTGAAGTCAGACTGAGTTACAGTTGTCGCACCTCCGTCTTGATTTGCACCCTGCGGTTGAAGTCTATTACGCAACTCTTGATTGAGAATACGAATATTGGCTTGAGCTTGTTCCGCTTTGGCGAGTTCGTCATAAACGGCGGCTTTTATTTCTGTAATACTAAGCCTAGATAACTGATTTTCCATAATTAAAATATCCCTTCTAATTGTAACAATAATATATATTTTTGAATAAGAAAAATTAGTTATTTTATTTTATGAAAATTTTATTTTGTTTACCCGGCAGAGAATTTAGTGGGAACTTTTTGCAATCTTGGACGAATCTGGTTTCATATTGTCATTACAAGGGCTACCAAATTATTTACAACCAGAAATATAGTTGCAACATTTATTACGCTAGAAACATGTGTTTAGGCGGAAACATTTTGGCAGGAGAAAATCAGATACCATTCGGAGGAAAAGTTGATTACGATTATATGATGTGGTTAGATAGTGATATCATTTTTACACCACAACAATTCCAGAAATTATTGGATCACAAAGAAGATATTATCAGTGGGTTGTATAAAATGGATGGCGGAACACATTATGCGACAGTTCCATATTGGGAGGAAGATTATTTTCAACAAAACGGAACATTCAGATTTATGAATGATGAAATGTTGGCAGATTATAAAAAATGGGGAAAGTATCCGGTAGTTTACACAGGATTTGGTTTCATGTTAGTAAAACGAGGTGTGTTTGAAAGCATGAAATATCCGTGGTTTAAACCCGAATTTGTTGATATCAGAGGCGCAAAAGACTTTACAATGGAAGATGTCGCTTGGTGTAGAGAAGTTACCAAACTAGGATACAAAGTGATGATTGACCCCACCGTGGTGGTTGGTCATGAAAAATTAAAAATTTATACCTAAACAATTTAGTAGGTTACCAATAAAGACATCGTTTGATAGTTCACACACATCCTTACTTGATATCACGCCTTTTTCTTTTACTTTATCTCTATTATGATAACACTATCTCATTGTTTCTATCATATGTTCTTCTTTAAATTTTGACCACTTCGCACCAGGAAACTCCCAAACGCCTGTCGCGGCAACTTCATCATAATCCAAACAAAAAACAACTCCTATCGAAGCATATGCACCACCATTATACAGTCTATCACTATAAGTTCCCCAATTGTTTCCTGATGATGGGTAAGAATTTATTCCTGCTACTCCATAAGTTCCAATTAAATTTGCAGCAGCTTCTCCACGAAAACTTTTGGAGAACTCTCTATTATAGTATAACTGCAAGTTGCTTTTTACAATACCTCTATTTGCGTGTTGTATAGCCATAATTAAACTTCTGTTTGTAACTCAGGAACATCACTTCTGACTGCTGTGAAATCCCAGAAGAAGTCATACTCCTCATACGATTCGAATGTTCCTTTATCATATTGAATCACAAAATTATTGTCAGGGATATTAATTTCATCTATATACAAAGTTTTATTACATTTAATACCTGTAACTTGAATATTAACTGTTTCAGGCACAATTAAGTTACTGATATAATCAGGCAAATCTACCACGCATCTTCCTTCAACAAGAGTATCTCTACCTGTCAGTCTTATACCATGATAAGGACTTTCAAGAGAACCGTAAACCAACTTTTTGCCTGGTTTGGTTGGATGGTCAATCACGAAACTCTTGGTTGTAGCAGCAAAACTACCATTTACTTGTAACGTAAAAGCAGGTGTTGTAGTGTTGATACCAACTGCACCACTTCCACTTACATACACTATATTTCCACTTATTGGAGACTTAACATTCAACAATACACTGTTAGCCGAACCACTTATTTGAACTTTAGCAGCAGGAGCAGTTGTTCCTATACCAACATTTCCTTCTACTATTAATCCATTTGTTGGTGCACTTGTATTATATGTTGTGCTACCAATACTTGCAGCACCAATAACAGTTAATGGATTTGTTGGAACATTTGTTCCTATACCAACTTGACCACTGCCACTAATCATAAGCCCACCAATAGTTGAATTCCAAGGAGCAATAAAGAAGTTTTGACCAGCTCCATCAGATCCACTTAAGAATATAATTCCGCTAGCACCCAGTGTTACAATTGGGTTATATGAACCACTCAAAGCATTTGCAAAAAATAAAATTCGTTTTGGACCCGCTGCTGAAATTTCAACTTGATAAATAGACGTTGGTGTAGCTGATCCAGTATGTACATGCAAAAATGGTCCCGGTGAAGTTGTTCCGATACCAACCCCACCAGTCGTAATTCGTAAACGTTCATTTGCATCATAACTTGAGGTGGATAATGATGTAGTACTTCCTGTGATACTGCCAACTTTAAAACTTAAATAATGTCCCGGTGAATCAATTGCAATCCAATCTGGATTATCAGAATTTGGTTTCATTGAAGATGTCCATACATTATTACTATGATCCCAATACCAACGTGAGCCCAAATGAAGTCGGTGATAATTTGATCCAGCCGCCGTTGGTTTTTCTAAATAAATATTATGATGCGCTGCCTTAGTTCCTATTGAAAAACGTTTGTTATCAGACAAAGTTAAAGGACTATCTGCATCCGAAGTGCCTCCCACAATAACGTTACCTGTTGTATCAATCGCCAATCTTGACGAACCACCGGTTCTAAATATTAAATCGTTAGTATCATTTGTTCCTAATATAGCGGTTGTTCCAAAACTATTACCTCCTTGAACAAATGCATTGCCATTAGGTGAAATAAAACTTGCACTTGTTGCCCAACTGCTTGTACCAAACGTACTACCAGTGTGAGGACCAGAAAATATACTTGCACTTATTAGTCCACTAGCACTTATACGACTTGCTGTTAAATTAGTTATTTGATAACTGTTACCGATTGTTAAATTAGATGCGGTCAACGCATTACTTGCCCAACTGCTTGTACCAAAAACACTACCAGTAAGTGTTCCAGCAAATCTACTTGCGCTAACTGTACCACTTGCACTAATATTACTTGCGGTTAAATTAGTTATTTGATAACTGTTACCGATTGTTAAATTAGATGCGGTCAACGCATTACTTGCCCAACTGCTTGTACCAAAAACACTACCAGATACACTACCTCTAAATAAACTTGCAGTGATAACACTTGCACTAATGTTACCAGCAACATCTAAACGATTTATAGGAGCAGCACTACCAATACCAACATTTCCTTCTACTATTAATCCATTTGTTGGTGCACTTGTATTATATGTTGTGCTACCAATACTTGCAGAACCACTAACAGTTAATGAATTTGCTGGAACATTTGTTCCTATACCAACCCCATTAGAATCGATGCGCAGTTTTTCTATTCCATATGTATTAGGATTAGTATTTATATGAAAAGCCATGAAGTTGAAGCTTGCTGCAATCTGGTCTGTGCCGCCGCCGATATGAAGTCCATTATATGTATTATTCGAATCGTAGCCAATTATTGGAATTGCAGCAGATGCATTTGTATAATTAAACCCGGTGATCAATCCCCATTTTCGAGTTGCGTTTGTACGTGAAGTATTTGTTCCTAAATTTGCACCAATTCTAATTGCTCCTGCATTTTGATAGTCTCCATATGATACATCGAGTAATGCAGTGGGGCTAGTTGTACCAATACCAACATTGTTTGTTGTAATTAATTGAGATCCGCTATTTGTATAAACTGGAATAGTAGATGAA